AAATCAAGAAGTAATATATAACGTATGGACAACGCTAAACAGCCAACAGGCTTTAAAGAGTTATTAAACGCAATGATGACACGCAGATGGTATATTACCGCTGCTGTGCTAGGAGGGTTTATTTTAATTATAGCAGGAATATTTGCTGCTGTATCTAACAATGCCTCTATGGCAGGAGAATGGAAAGAGTTATTAATGTTATTATTGGGTGCCTTTATTGGTAGCTATGGTAAGATTATAGACTATTGGTTCTCAGACACAGACAAGGATAAGATGCTAGTTCAGAAGATGGATGAAGAAGATGGTGTTTCTATGTCTCACACAAATGACATGAAAGAAACTAACAAGCCATTTGGCCCTACCATCCCTGATGCATTTGTTCAAGGAGCTGCTGCAGCTAGAGATTTAGCTGTTACAGAAAACAGACAAAACTTTGAACTTAAGAGAGACCAACAAGAACACGAACAAGAGATGGAGAAGTTAGAGTTTGAATACCAAGCACACAGACAATGTGAGCATGAGTGGGGAGATTCTGACGGAGACGGAGAACTTGAGTGTCAAAAGTGTGGATTATTGAAAGATAAATAAAAACATAAGTCAGAAACCGCAAAATCTGACTCATATATCAATCAATCTTGAGCCGTTTATCAATCGTATTCGGCTCATTTTTGAGCGATAAGTATAATTTAAATGAGCGATATATGAAAATTATAAAATCTTGTTGTACCATAATTATAATCCTTTGCTTTATTAATGGTCAAGCTCAGGTAGCGACAACTAAGACAGAGAACTATAAAGCTAGTTTTGAGACTAAGATTGACATCAGTCAGTACATGGACTATGATGGGCCGACTATACCAATTCAAATACTTAAATGCGGAATAAATGACGAAATGTATGAAATGTATCCAGAACTTAAGGAAAAGAGGGTTGGTTTGGGCGTGGCAAACATCTCTATGGAGTACCTGGAAAACCTCAATCGCTTCACTTTCACGGAGGACAAGACTGAGATTAAGAATAGAATGGTTAAACAATTCCAGGCCTCTCAAGCAGGAATTTCTCAAGATAAGTTGGATGGAAGAGGAAAGATTAGACTAGCACATTACTTTGTTGAGATTGAGTGCTATGATTATTCTGTTTCAGAAGATGAAGAGATTAGGGTAAAAGATGGCATTAAGGAGACTGTTGTCACAAGAATAGGATTACAGGTAAGATTTACGGATGCGCAGACAGGTGAAATCATAGCTGCATCTGGATTGGGAGAAGCTAAAACTACACGAGAAGCAAGCCTATTGAATGACGAGAATCTTAGTGAAGTTAAATTTAATCAGTCAACGATAGGAACTGCAACAAAGAAAGCACTAGATATTGCGTGTGCTCGCATCCTATCAAGAATGATTAAAAAGAATGTATTCCCTAAATAAAACACTTTTTCGTACGATATTCTGTACACTTTTGACACTTTCATTGACGAGTGCAAAAGCGCAGATACTTACAAGTACATTTATAGACCCATGTAGCAAGAAGGTCACAGTCTTTGTAGTGCCAATTCAAGGTACTACAATTGTGTTTATGGGTAAGTCTAAATACATAACAGCTCAGGATGTAAAGTCAGGTGCTTTAATGACTTGGGTAAATCAAGTATACGCAGAGTATTCAGCGCCATGCCCTGTTACACAACTTACTCAACAATTAACACAGCAAACGGTAACAAATTCAGTTTCAGCAGCAGTAAGTTCAGCAGCATCAAGTGCCGCTGCGAGTGCTGCTAGCAGTGTAAGTGTTCCAACTCCTGCTCCTGCTCCTGCGCCATCTTCTGCACCTTCTAGCCAACCAACTTCCTCTCAGAGTGATGGTAGCTCTAGCTCTAGCTCGTCTCAGAATGATGGTAGTTCTAGCGAAAGCAGTTCTGAGTCCTCTGAAAGTAAATCTGAGAGTAAATCCGAGGATAAAAAAGAAGAAAAGAAAGAAGAGAAGAAAGAGGAAAAGAAAAAGTCTTCCGCAAAGGCAGGACAAACCCCATTGATTTTTTCGTCTGATTTGAGTGCGGTTCAGCAGTTTCAAGGTGACTTTAATTTAATGGCAAATTTAGGCGTTTCTAGAGCATCTATGGCAGGAGACGTGTCTTACGGCTCTACATTGACAATCTTCTCAAATTTAAGACAATTTGCCCTATCTACAAGGTATTCTAAGATGGATATTCAGAATGGGACTTTATGTGGCGTAGGGACAACTTCTTACACAATGGCATATAATGATGGAGGCATCATACATATACTAGGTAAATCATATGTAATGTCCCATAAGTCATACATTTATGGCTATGCCTTGACTATTATTAATACATCTATCCCATTTGAGGCTGTAAAACAACAATTCTGGACTTCTTCTATAGTGTTATTTGGCATGAAGCCATACGTTTACAGCAAAAGATTGACTATAACACCAGAGGTTTTTTTAATGTCTAACCCACTGAGTTATACAAGTAAATCAAAGGATTTGACATCTATGAGTCAATTAAGCTACATATTAGGCTCATCATTTGACATAGCATTGTCTAAGAGATTTAGACTTGCAACTAATATTAAATACATGGGGCCGCTTCATACAATTGGATTGCAGTTAGGAACAAAGTTTAACCTATAGTTGCATGAATTTTTCTGATTTTTCATGCACTGAATTAGAAATATATATCTAAAATGTAATTTATTTGTACCTATTTTATATTCTATTGCGTATAATTAGAAGTATATTTCCAATTTTATATGCGAAAGGGTATAATGTGTCATAAAAAGCACTTTTTGACTTATATATGTCCCATATAAGTCACATTGACTTACAAGCTCATGCAAATACACTATAAGTTTTATTCATTAAATTTGCAATATGAAAAAGATATTACAGGGTGCTGTATTGGTGATAGTTGTCGGTCTTATATTCTCAAAGATGACAGGGGTTAAAAACCCATTCTCGCCTAAGATAAAATATATTGCAGGTAAACCTTACGAGGTTATTAAGCATGAGATAGATACTGTTGACATTATTAAGACTAAGGTGATTACCAAACAAGGTAAGGACATCTACCACGATACGACAATCTTCGTGCAAGTCCCAATGAATGTAGACACATTAGAAATTATTAAAATGTATTTCGCCAAGAATGTATACAAGGATACCTTACGTTTACCTGACAGCTTAGGATATGTTGTACTATTGGACACCATTAGTAAGAATACGATTGAGTCTAGGATGTTCACAGCTAATGTGAAGCAAAGAACTATTAAAGAGACTACCATTGTTAAAGAGCTACCTAAGACCAAGTTATTTTGGGGTGTAGGAGCGTCATTTGACAAGGTAAACTTTGTAAACAACGTACAGGTAAATCTACTTTTAAATACAAAGTGTGATAAGCTATACAATGTAGGAGCAGGAATTGACATCAATAAGACACCGTTTGTTAACGCATCTATTTACTGGAAAATAAAATAATTATGAAAGATTTTTTACTTAGAATGTTCAGCGATAAGTCTGACATAAATCAAAAGGCTGTGTTAGGATTTGTATCGTTTCTGTTAATGGCTATATATGCCCTAACAGATGTGGTTACAGGAGCAATAGGAATTACGTTTGTTATTGAGCCTATAGTATTTAACGGATTGATGTACACAGCTTTGACTATGTGTGGCATCACAGGTGTAGAGGCTGTATTTGGTAACAAGAACATAAAAGATAAATAATGAATCTAGATAGATTAAAAGGTCACATCCCAGACTCAGTAATAAATCAGATACCAGAAGTGTCTACTAAATTTGGTGTTAATACTCCACAGAGATTAGCTCATTTCTTAGCTCAAACAGGTCATGAAAGTGGTGGGTTCAGAGTAACAACAGAGAATTTAAACTATAGCGCAAAAGGTTTGTGTGGTATTTTTAAGAAATACTTTACACCAGAAAGCGCACAAGAATATCAACGTAAGCCAGAAAAGATTGCTAATATTGTGTACGCAAACAGAATGGGTAATGGTAATCAGGCTAGTGGAGATGGGTTTAAGTTTCGTGGTAGAGGTTATATCCAATTAACAGGTAAAACTAACTACCAAGCATTTGATAAAACAGTAGAAGATAACATTGAAGCAAACCCTGATTTGGTTGCTACAAAATATCCTTTATTATCAGCTGCATGGTTTTGGAGTAAGAACGGATTAAATGCAATAGCTGATACAGGTGCAGGAGAAGATGTGGTAACTAAAATTACAAAAAGGGTTAACGGAGGCACTATCGGTCTTGCTGATAGAATAGCTCATTTTAAAGAATATTATAATCTATTAAAAGCTTAACAATGAGTCAAGGAGTATCAGAAGCATCAGGAATGGTAGGTGTGCCAGCAACCATATTAACATGGCTTAATTACATGAACATAATGACTATGACCCCTGTGTTACAATTCTTAGTAACATTGTTATCCCTTGTGTGGCTAGTCATACAGATAGGAGGATGGGTTAGTAAAAAACTTAAAAAGAAGTAATGTCTAAAAATAAGTTAGCAGGTAAGCACCCAAGCTATAACGCTCTTAATTGGTCAAAGGAATCTATTGAACGTAAGAAAAAATACGACAAGAAATATCATGCAACCAAAGAAAGAAAGAAGTATAGAGCTGAGCTTAACAGAGCTAATAGAAAGGCAGGCACCTATGGTAATGGGGATGGGAAAGATATGTCTCACACTAAAGGAGGCGCATTGACTAGAGAGAGTCAATCTAAGAATAGAGCAAGGAATGGCAGGAATGGACTTAGCTCTCGTAAGTAAACTACTTAATTAGTATCAAGTCTTTTATAGGTATAAGAATCATCTTAGATGTGTTGTTGTCTCCACCCATCACAATCTTATACTTATCCATATTTTCTTCTATAAAACGTTTCAACTTTTCTGTTGTAATAACTAGTATCAAGTCTGCCGACACAATCTTATACACCCAATGACAAGCCTCTGTAGTATTGATTCCAGATTCTTTACCTCTGCTCATTAGCTCAATAGCTATGTTGCCTGTTCTGTGTGCCATGTAGTCTGACTTAACCTCAAACTTGCTACCATTAAATACATCAGCCACCATCTGCTCTTGCTCTCTGCCTCTTTTAAGGTCAGTCCTGAAGTTGCCATACTTTTTCTTTGGAGCGGTATTCTTTATATCATATCCGCTGAACTTCACATCTGGTTCTTGTTGAATCATGTTGTTATGCCTTTTATCTCTTTGATTATATCTATTTTTAAGAGCCTAGCATCCTTCCACTTATCATATTTTGTCTTTGTCTTTCTCTCTATCCCTGAACAGGATAAAGCTCTGTTCCTTTGGTATTCCGTCAGTTCGTAGTCTATTAAAGACTTTTCTGTCACAACTATCTCAGACACTATCTTCTCCGATGGTATCCCCAATGTCACCTTTGCTAGGTATATCATATATTTCTATTTGAAGTATGTCTTCCTTTTCTTTATGGTAGTACGATTCATAAACAATAGAGCTTATGTGTTTTACATTATCATCCTTTACAAGGCTAGAGCCTTTCGCATAATCTAAAAACACCTTGCTCCAAAAACCTAATCTATTCTCTATATCAAATGTAGTCTTATTTGATGAATACGTATACTTGATTAGTAGCTTGTTCTTTGTCTTCTTATTAAATAACTTCCTGTCTATAAATAATGATAGAGCTTTCTTTGCCTTGTCAACAACACCTTTCCTTACACTCCAATGAGTATTAGAATAGAAAAGATTCATAGATGTGTATCTCTTCTTCCTGCTAACGATAAAGTAGCTAGGTATATTGTTTATTGTGACATTAAATTTTCTCATAAAAAGAAGGGGATGCCAAAGCACCCCCATTACTTAAATTTTAGTTAATTGTAGTCTATCTATTAATTGTTGTATCAATGGATAGATTTTAATTAGAACCCCAAGTCATCATTAACTACAGGCTGATAAGCAGGCTTAGCTGCAGCAGGTGCTTGCTTCTCTTCAGCTAACTCAACTAATCCACCTAAGAAGGCTGTACCTGTCTTAGATTGCTTTAGCCATAAAGCTGTTCTGTACTTTACTCCATTGATTTCTAAGCTTCCGCTGTAGTCAGGACTCTTTTCTGATTTCTTGTCTGCGTTTTTAAAAATCGCAATTGTGTTTTGGTTTTTTACTTCTGCCATGTTGATTTTATTTTTGGTTTAAAATTACTTTGCTGTTATCTTAATAGAGTATCCTGATTTTTCTAGATAGTCTATTATAGATTGTAGTGATACCTTTCTTCTTTCCCCACTAGCTGTTGTGTATTCTCTAAAAAAATTCACATATGTGTTGTAACATCCTTCAGGAGCTCTTTCACCCTTTGTTTCCATCATTGAATCATACAAGCTAGGGTAAGCTTTCTTTAATGAACCTTGTGTAAATCCTTCTTTTGCCATTATAATTCTCTTTTAAAATTGAATATTTTTATTATCTTAATATCTGTTAATACTCCCTTTACGATACTCAACTTTATTTGGTAAAAATGTGTGCCTGGCATAGACGAACAAGATATAGTATCATCAAACAACTGCTTTATCTTGCTAGTTAAACGCATCTCCATGGTCTTACCAAATATAGAATGTGGCTTATCTACCAATTCTAATTCATAATCCTGCATGAACATTTGTTTTGACTTAGGATTGAATATGTATATATCATACTCGTTATTTAAATCCTTAGTCTGCCATTCAGAAATGGTATCCCAAAATTCATCCTTTTTGATTATTTCAGGAAGCCATTCTGTAGGTATACTAATCGTGTCATATCTAGACATTTTGTTTGCTGTGTTTGTTCTTTTACAAAACTACCCACAAACATTAACATTTTCTACCTATTTTATCCACATTGGTAGCCCAAGTGTATGAATCTCTTCAACACCTGTCTTTGAGTATCCACTTACAGGATATCCTGCATCCATCCACATCTTAAATTCACCGAGCAATCGTGTTAGTTCTTGAATACCATAATCAACATAAGCCCTGTCTGCTTGAAAAACTGTTGTGATGTATGGGTAAACACTCTCTACTACTATGTACATAAATGGAGGATACTCATCTCTCTCTATTATTCCAAGTTCTCTAAGAGCTAGTGTATACACAGCCGCTTGGATGTAATATTTTTTATTAAAGAAATCTTTAGGCACCTCATTAGGGTCTGCTGTTTTAGATGTCTTCAACTCTACTATGTATGGATTATCTAACATGTACCCAATACCATCAATGAATCCTCGCATTGGCATAGTCATTATATTAATAATGAACTGCTTCTCTGTTTCTTTCATGTTATCAAGAACAGACTTAGCTTTCTTATACGAATACACTGACTCTTGCATGTCCTTTGCTTGTTGCCAAACATCAGGGTCAATAACCTCTAATCCTTTGTTAGCTAATTCAAACTCCTCCTTTGCCTCCTTGTCTGCCTTCTTACGAAGGTCAAACTTAGGAGACACGATGTATTTAGAAGCCTCTTTTGGTTCCAATATGAGGGTATGGACAAGGCTACCTAACTGCATCTGAGGGGATGTTGTTTTAGGTTGGGTAATATACTTTATGTAGTGTAGTGGCGATATAGCAAAGTTTGATAACGAGCTAAACGACAATGGTCTTTCATTAATATCAATCATTAGAAAAAGTTTTGTGGTGTAGGTATAGTCTTACTAGAAGATGCCTGCTCTCCTGATGCGTCTGTGTCTTTATCAGTAACTAAGCCTAACATACTAGATAGGGCGTATCTTCTAAAGTAAGTTACACCTGAGCCATATGCTTGGTATTCATTCATGCCTCCTAATAATTGTACATATGGTATTGGCGTAGATGACTCTAAGAATTCTTCTGATGGTACATGGTATAGAATTGTCTTAATCGTATTATCCTGTAATGGCTGAGATACAACTAATCCATGCTTTTTTAGTAATGGGTTGATAACGCTGTAGATTTTAGGTAAATCTGCATATGTGTACTTGTGTCCTATAGTATCTTTATGGATAACAGGGCATTCTTGTTGGAAATCTCCCAACGCTTTCATTAGGTTTTTCATTTACTTGGTTTTATATTCTTTCTCAATTAATAAATCAATATAGTGCTTTGCCTTCTCTAAATCCTGCAATCCATTCTTAGACTTGTGTCTGCATACATACTTGATAACATTAGCCTCCATGTATGGTATATTGTTCTCGTATATGAACTCAATAGGCTGAATCTTCATCTTATTGTAATGCGTTCCTCCTATTTGTACCTTTGTTGGTGTTATTTGTTCATTTTCATCAAAAAACATCATAGCTTTTGGTTTAGGTATACAAATATAGTTACTTGATTGTAAACATCCAAATTAATCTATGTATTTTTTCAAAGATTCTAATATATCCTTGCAATCATCTTCTGTAACTAGACTCATCAATAAAACCACCTCTGATATGTAATGAACTCTATCGTCTTCCATATCTGATTCTATTAACGCCTTAGCCCCAGGATTCATAAACCTAATTGCGTTAGACAACTTATTATAATCCTTTATAATTGAGTAACATATGTTCTTGTACTCTGTAGCTATTGGATACTGCCTTACGCTTTCTGCATATAAAGCTGACGCTTTCATTAACCTCATTAGAGATGCTATTTCTGCTCCTATTTTATTTACGTTCATTGCGAATTTCTTTTACTCTTATATAAACATAGATTCCCATAAAAATCCAACATATTACTGCTAGTGTTATTTGTAGATACTTAAGCCATTCCATAATTATTCTGTTTTATTTAAAATGATTTCTAATATTTCAAGAGCCTCTCTTGGATGCTGTTCCTTGTACATGTCAATGCCAATCTCATATCTGCTAATTATCTGCCTGTTAACAAAATTCTCAGTGAATAGTGAATCGTTTACAGATATAAGCCTGTTATTTTCAGCCTCTAGCTCAGCTATTTTAGCTTCTAGCTTTTTGCTAGTCATCTCTGAGTAACAGCTTATCAAAAACACAATGCATATAATTAGCCAAAAATATTTTGAATTTATTTTCATATAGACTTAATTATCCGCTTAACTTCAAAGATAACATGTGCTGTCAAATACAAAGTACAAGCCAATGGCACAGATACTAGAAGGAAAAATGATAGTTGTCCTGCTTTCTTTATAAGATGTTTCATAGTCTTAGATTTCAATTGTGAATACAAAACACCCAATCATAATATGCCAAGAATCCCAATATACTACATGGAATCCAAATCCTTTTACGATGTCAATGGCTACTTTCTTTGTGTTTAATAGGTTTTTCATTTGTGTTTATTTTATTATTCTGAATATGAACTCTCTGTTTTCTTCAATGAACCTCTTTCGTTTTATTGGGTTTAATGAATTCTTAATAGTCTCATGGTTTATGCCTGTTCTTCTACTAGCATCACATATTGACTTGTAGCTCACTTCCTGCTTCGTGTCCAAGTATATTTTCCTCACAGGTATCCTGTTCTCCAATCCCTTTACTTCCATCATTTTCATTTTCTTTTTCGTATATTTTTCTAATGTTATCAATCACGTGCTGATATCTAAGTGCAAATGGTTGACTAGTTGACAATAGGTCATCAAAAGTTTTTATCCCATGAATAACAGTTGTATGGTCATATCCTTTATAGAATTTTGATTGCAACTCTGAACCTATTTCTTTAAGGTTATAGCCCATTAATCTTGCTATTTTAAAGTAGATAAATCTATACTCAGTAGCATCTCTACTTCTTAATATAGATGTTATTCTAATTAGCTTCCTGTTTATCTTTCTATCTCCAAACTCACGCTCCATTATATCATTGATTACATTTACCAATTCATATAATTTTATTCTAGGCAAATAACTCCTGTCATCATATAGAGTAATAACATGGGGCGTGTATCCTATCTTTTCATGGAACTCTTTTTTAAACCTGCTAATTAACCTGTCTTCTAGTGTTTTTTTGTACAGCTTAGTAACTTCTTCTAAGTACTCATTTTCACTAATCATCGCTTTTTTTTCAAAATTAAGTAAATGTTGTATACAAACAAAATATATCTAGAAATTTATTTCTGATTGTATATTGTTATGCGATGCTAATGGGAATAATCCATATTGGTCAATGAATCCAACACGAGTATACCTGAACTCAATAGGCTCTTTGTATTTACCTTTTACTAATCCATACAATTGGTCTCTATCAGTCTTGGCTACATAAACAGAGCATCCGTTATTTTTTATACCACCATCCACATCATCATAGCTGTGTCTGTGTACGCATATGAATTGGTCTGCCTTGTTGTATAGCATTGAACCCATCTCTGCATGTGCAGGTGTAGGCATCCTGTCCTCTCTCTGAGACTCAGTATTCGTATGTGCTGTTAACCAAAGGTTTATCCCTGTCTTCAATGAGTAGTTCCTGAACTGAGTATACGCATCAATCACAGCGTTATATCTTTCCTTACCTGCTAGCTTAAGATAATTGAATGGGTCAATCAACGCACCATCAATTGAATGCACCTGTCTAACCTTATCAATTAAATCAAGCACCTGATACGGCTCAAGTAAATCCTCATTCTTCAGGATGATGAATCTATTGCTTACCCACTTATTAGATTTAATAATCTCCTCCTCCTTGCTATCTTCAATTCTCTTTCCTAGATAGTATTGATTAAGAATCAATCTAACGCTCTCAACAGAATTCTCACCACAATAAACAGCCCATTTCCAATTGTGTAGTCTAGCGGCTAAGTTCAAAAACCATAACGCAAAAGAAGTCTTACCGCTATGCCCATGACCTAAAACTACCGTCAACGCCTTCTTTATAAACTTAAAGTGTGGGTCTAACTCTTGATAACCACAATCTAATCCTTTATCAAACTCACCTCTCTTGTACTTTAGAAGAAAGTCTAAGCCTTCCTGTTCTGTCTGTATGAACTTATATAAATCCTCCTCTCTCATAGACTCTTGAAGGGACATCTTTATAAACTCATCTTGTATCTCTACCAAGGGAGATAGTAATCCATGCTCTAATCCGTTATTTAAAGTGATTTTAGCGGCCTTGTAGTCATCTTCACCCAATTCGTGTCTGCGTGTCTCTAATGCACCTAAAAGGGCTTGTACGCCTATATCCTCCTGAACTAAACCACCTGCTATAAATCCACCAAGTAGCCTTCCTGCCTTTAACATCTTATGATTTCGCTCTCCTTCCTTAGCATTCAGGAATAGATTACACACCATCTCTAGTTTTCTAAAGTCTGTTTTAGTAGCTAGTGTTGGCTCTGATGGTAATATCAATCGCTCCTCTCTGATTATATCTGTGAATATTAAGCTCTCCTCATTCACATGGATATCAGGGTCATGGCTCACAAATAATAATCTAGATATGTTACTACATGCAGGGTCAATACCATCATACTTACTTATAATAGCTCTGTAATGTGCTGAGTAATCCTCTTGTGAT